GAAGACCTCAGTAAGCGCGTCGTTGTCCTTGAGTCCAAGTCGGGCAAGCAAGAGGTGGTTGATCTGAAGATCGAGGGTATAGAGAAGCGCCTTGATAAGATGGAAGACCTGATGGCCAAGATGGTTGAGATACAGCAGCAGCAGGCAATCAACCAGGCCAAGATTTGCACTGCCGTAAATACTGACTGTGACTAATGAGGCCCGTACTGCTGGACTATGTGGCCTCTCTTGGGCACGCTGTATTTGAGCAGGGCCAGTACAACCTGAACATCATCGGTATTCGAAGCAGGGACCACAAGCCCAATAGCTTCGATGACCGCATGTGCGTTGTCTTCAGGGATGAGCAGGGATGGGTTACGCGCACCTGGGAATGTACCACTGAGCCCGGTAAGTACTGGCTTGAGCGCCCCACCAACGTACGTGGGACTGCTATCCTTGTACCTGGACAATACCGATCTGTATGGAAAATCGACAAGCACCAGGGAAAGTATGACGCACTCTGCCAAAGGAGCGGCACGGTCAAAACTTATCGTGACGACAATAAAGATGACATTATTGATCTTGACGTACAGTCTATTACTGAAGGCTATTACGGGATCAATATTCACAAAGCCGGGTCGGACTCCACGCAGGTAGACAGGTGGTCTGCTGGGTGCCAGGTCTTCAGCCATAGCGCAGACTTCGATGAGTTCATGTCCATCTGCTATGCGGCCAAGAGCAAGTGGGGCAACAGCTTTACTTACACGCTTATTGATGAGCCAGAACTATAGTAAGCTTAGCGCTAAGCCCAATGGCAAGGTTGCCCCTGCACCCCATGACGGCGGGTCCACGGGCCAGGTACCCGGTGGCATGTCAAAAGGGTGAGGGGAGATTTAGCCTTCGAAAGCTTCGGAAAGATCCTCGATTGGGTCTTCTTTTGCTGCTGGGGCAGACTCTACCGTCGTGGCCTTCTTGTTGATGGCATCAGCAGCCATGACCTGAATGAATTGCTTCATCAGATCCTTTAGCTCTGTGTCGTCAGACTCGTCACTCTTCTTGTTGAGCGCTTCGATAAGCTCTTTGTTGTTGTCAGCCACATTCACGTTGACATCCATTGCGGGGACGCCGTTCGCGTATCGCAGGTCTGCGTTATTGTCGGCATCAACAAACTTGCAGGCAATAACGATTGCTTCTTGGTTTCTTGGGTTCATCCGAATGTCTGCCTCGTAGTCCAGCAGCACCCACTCGCCGTTTGGCTGAGAGTTGCGAATGTTTTTGACCATATACTTGATGGTGTCTTCGCAGATCTCGTTCCAAGCCTTCTTATCAACCTTGCCCATCACGCCCTCAAGCGGCCACTCTGCTTTGCGGAGCCGGGTCCGAAACTCCTTGAAGTCTTTCTTCGACTTCTTGTCGATGGCTTTCGAGTCGTACACTTCACGGACAATGGACATGAAGTCTGTCGCCTGAATCATCTTTGGCGGGCCCTGCTTCGCCCCTGCCGATTCAGACATCCGAAGGGTTTTCTTTCCGGTTTCTGCAATTTGGTCAATCAATGACATGAGTTCTCCTACTCTGTGAAGTCTTCTTCTGGCTCTGGAAGGTCGTTTGCCTTGGCCTTCTCGACCAAGTCCTTAACTTTTGATTTCCTCGGCCTTTTTGGTTTCTCGTCCGGCTGGACATCGATAACGTTCTCTTGGACTGTAACATTGTTCGGCTCGTTTATGCCATCCACAGAAGAGTTTTCGTTTATTGGCGTATCATCAAAGTCAGATTTGATGTCGTGGGCCAAGACTTCCTGTGTCCGGGGCGTCAGGGGCAGGTACTTGCAGATGCGCCGGATAACCGTTTTGCGCCACATTTCCTCTGTGTGCTGTGACCATGGCCCAGAGTCTGGGCTTCGGGAAGACTGTCTGATCCTGTTGATCTGGTCTTTCCTCATGACCTCTATTTGGCGCTGGCCGTCCTTGAAGAAGCACACAGCGTAAGCCAGGATCATCTCGCCAGTGTCTTCATAGCACTTCTTGTGCTTTAGAATGTCACCATGCTCGAGGTCGAATGAGTGTTCGAACTCGTCGTTTTCGTAAACGATCTCTGCTTTGAAGTGGGCAACCTCTCCAGACCGCTTGACCAGATCCATGAGGCCTGTGTACTCAATCCAAAGCTCAGCATCGAAGCACTTTGAGCGCTTATTCCACATCGGAACGAGCGATGCCCTATGCAGTGCGCCACCACCAATAAGGTCAAGCTCACAAGCCTTAGCTAAGGCCAGATAGACTGACGTAGGAGAGCACTGGACAAGCCGTTCATTCTTTGCGGCCTCCATCATTGCGATTCTAATGATGCGGTCAACGTCTGCACCCCTGGGCGCAATCTGGGTAAGGCTACTCTTCTTGGTTCCAAGGAACTGGTTGAGTGCTGTAAGCTGGTCTCGTCGGCTAAGCGCTGTCGTCATTTCGTGGCTCCATTATTCGCAGAGTCCTGTTTGACGGACCCTCAGTAACGTACTCTTTGTACAGGTCTGGGTGATCTTGTGAGAATCTTTTCTTGTCGAAGCTTTGCCGTGGCTTTGATGGCTTCCATGTAGCCACCCCGGCTATCCCAAACGACTCTCCGATACAGCTTCGTAGCTGATTTTCTAACTCGTTCTTCTTTCCGGTCACTTCTTTGTGGGTTTCCCTGGCCTTCAGTATCTTCTCGTAAAGGTCGCGCTCAGCAACGCTGGCAGGCCTCAGGGGTTCATCGGCGACCCTTGGGTTGATCGTGAACATTTTCCCAAGCACTTCTCTGCACATGTCTGTACTGTCAACTGGCGGCGGGGTCTCGCTAGCGACATACTTTTCCCACCACTCTTCGGCGACACTGAGTATGTCTGCGCCAAGCTCTTTGTCTCTATCTATCCGGTACACGCGGAAGTCGTCTAAGCTGAAAAGAGTTGCGATATCCCAGTACGGGGCATCAAATATCTCCATATAGGCGCGCATTTGCACCTCTACATCTAGTGGTACGTCGGTGGTTCCGGTCTTGCCCCACCCCTTTCGCATCCTGCGCGTCTTGGCATCCATGCCAAACGTGACGCCACCGTGCTCAACCAGCATATCTGGAGTGCCGAAGATGCGTGGCCGAGATGGGTGCCAAGTTAATCCTCTCTCCCAAAGACGACATCCCTTCCCTAAATGGAGTTCGTATAGCTCAAACACGTACTTCTCCATCACCCGGCCACGCATCAAAACTGCATTGTCTCGGTCTTCTGACTTAAATAGCCCAGTCTTTTCGGACCAAATCTTAAAAAGACTCTTATCGAATGAACCAATTTTATCGGCGGCATCTGCGCCAGCCATCATGATTGCGGCAATATCAGTGCCACCCAATCCTTTCTTTCGCTCAGCGAGCCACGCCGTGCGTTCCGCTTGGTTCATGGTTGTTTCTCCTTCAGCAAAGATACTTCTTTCGCAGAAGTGTGTCAAGGAGCCACACCCGATTGTGGACAAAACCTGTCCGGTGCGCTATTTTTTATTAATAGGGTGTGTCAAATGATCATCGAGGTTTACCGGAAAAGTCTGCCAGGGAAGAGCACCCGAGTGCTGTTTATCCAGTGGCTCAATGGGGAGTTGATAAGATTTGATTTAAGGCTCAGTATTGGATACCTTCGGGACTTGGAATATGGGCGGAAAACGCCGTCACTTCCTTTGGCTATCGGTATCGAAAAGGCTACTGGTGGTATAGTGTCTGTAAGAGAGTGGCCTGGGCTTAAGCCTGGTCTTCGCTCATAACTGGAGAAGAGAATGAGTCTTAAAGAAAAAGTTGATGAAATGCGGATTGTCACCAGAGTCAAATGGGGACTGCACGGGTACAATTCATCTGAGGTTATTTCCACCCTCTATGCGTATATTGGGGAGCTTGAGGCTAAGGCTACACAAGCTAAGGCTGCGGCAACCAAAAAGCCGCCCGCTAAAAAAACGTCAACCAAAAAGCCGCCCGCTAAAAAAACGTCAACCAAGAAGTAACTACGCTTCTATTGGTTTCCAAAACACGGCCATCAACATATCGATGGCTGTTTGGTTTTTCTGTGCCTCAATATGGTTATCGATAATCTCGAGCGCACACTCTTTTGATATCGATTCGATTACCGGATCACCGCTGGCATCAAACATTTGGATGAACTCTTTGGTTGTCACGATGGTCAGACCATCTGGCGTATCCCATGAGTCTTGGACTTCATTCAGGGTGGACATCGACTTCCTGTGGCCTAATGATGTTGTTGTACCCACACCCGCTGTATCGGATTTGGACGTTGTCTAACCAGTGCTGCACTGCCTCGTCTGTCGATCGCTTCCCTACAGCGTAGCACTGGTTCCACAGAGCATTGCACCCGGTTGCTGGCGACAACCACAGGCAGTCAATCGTCTTGTGTAGCTCTCGACGGACATCTTCAGTCATCATCATGGCCATGTACGGCGTGGTTAGTAGCCAAACGTATGCCTTATCGATGGTGTCATCGTCTAATGAGCCCTCCTGGTACCACTCAAAGAAGTAGGCGTTGGAGAAGTCGATTAGGTCATCAAGGTCTTCAAAATCATCTGCGCTTACGGTAAATGTGCTGGCCCCCTGAAGCATCATGTAGTCGAGCCCATACGCTATGAATCGTAGGAAGTGGCCACCATCAATGAATGCCTTCACCTGTTCCGCAATAGAGTGGAGAAGGAATTGGTTCTCGGTGCCGATTGACCTAACTCTTGAGCACGTTGACTTACTGAAAATAATAGACTTGTCATCTTCGGTCAGGTATTTGTCTACAAAGGTGGACATCTCTTCTGCTCTACCGTGCGCGAATACAGGCATTATGCCTCTCCATTATTAGTCTTTTCTACAAGCTCTGGCTTGGTCATAGATATTATGTTGTCGTCCTTCCCTTCGACCCACACATAAGTTCGCTGTCCACCTATTCTGCGTCGAACCCTGTCGTACCCAAGCTGGCGCATAATGTCGCCTACTCGCATCTCGTTGTTTCGGGTCATCTGGTATTTCTCTAAGCTCAGCGCTTGAGCCATTATCTCGCTTGTGGATGACTTCCTCATGCTCCCTATCAGCCATTCCTCGATAACTTCGTGCCACGGGTCGTACTGTCTAAAGTCAGACGATTGAGATTCAAGCTGTTGCTCTGCTTCGTTTTCAAGGTACCACTTCTCGCCATTATTGTACGCGGCAACAGACTCTGCCCATATCTGAGCCCTATTTTTGACCATCCAATCAGTATCGATTGTCCCAATCTGAACTGGCCAGTATCTGCGAGAGCCGGTCATGTCGGTGATGAACTCACCCTTGTTCGTTGTCCCACAGAATACTGTATGACGCTTCAGTGTGATTGGCATGCGGCCATACGGTGGGCGGAAAGTGTCCTCTTGCGCCGACAAGAACGCTTTGGTTGACGAGTTGTGCGCTCTCCGAATGGAGTCAAGCTCGGCGACCTCGTACAGCCACGCTCTGTGAATCTGCATGTAGGCATTGCTCGAGCCAATATCCATGGGTGTGTCGCAAAAGTACTCGTCCGATGCGAGAAGCCTGAAGGTAGTGCTCTTGCGAGCCCCCTGAGGGCCCACCAAGATCAAAACGCAGTCTGCCTTACAGCCTGGGTCAAAAGCGCGAGCGATGCACTGCACAAGCCATCTACGGCCCATTTCTCGTGTGAGCTTAGTATCCTCTGCGCCAACAGCCCTGACGAGCCATTCGTCCATCCTGGGAGTGCCGTCCCAATGGATTTCCTTGAGCCAGTCAACGAGCGGGTTCCTTCCGTTCTCTTCTGCAAAAAATCCTATAGACTCTATGATGCAGTCTGTACTGAAGTGAACGCCATAGTGCCTATGGGTCCACCGCTTTATGCGGGTGGCGTCTGTGTCTCGGAAATCATTGTCATCCATTTTGATGACGTTTCGAAACGTGTCTAGCCAGATGCGCCCAGCCCACCGCCTGTCATGCTGAAGGATGGTGATAAGGTTTGGCACTGACGAGACAATCCTGTCGGTCCCGTCCCTGGATGTTGTAATCTCAAGGCGAGAGACTACTCTCGCTTGCGGCCCAGGCTGCTCACCGCTATCGTAGGCCTCTTTTGCTGAGGCAAGAAGTTCGGCTAAGGTCGGTGCCCCCGGCTCACCAGTCAGTACGTCATCAAGGTCTCTCACCATTGCCTCCATCTACTTCACCAAGAGGGAGACGGTAGCAGGCCCTGGAGCCAAGCTGCATCTGTATTGTGCTAGCGTACTCGTCGCCCTTCTGATCGGGGTCCGTGCCAACGTAGATGTCGATGCCAGCAGGGATGTTGAGCTTCCCTGCGCTCTTAAAGGAACCAGATGTGCCACCAAGTACGGCGAGCTTTATGGATTCCCTTTCAGCCTCGGACGACGCCTTGATAAAGTCGGTGATCCCTTCCACAAAAAGAACGCCGTCAATGCCCTCTGGCTTGCCCTGCATCATTTTGACTGCATGCCTGTTTGGCATGAACAACCCACCAGCCTGAAACCCGCTTGGCCAGAGTGTTTTGGGCGCACCATTCGTGTCACACACGGCCCTTGCGTGCAGGCTACAAAACGACCCCTCCGCATCAAACGCCGGGACAATCAACCTCCATGTCATACTACGTCCCCCCGGCCACCACTTTGGCCATGGATAAGCGTTTCTACTTGGCGTAACGCGGGCTACACCTGTGCGTGCGAGAGCATCCAGATCTAGTTTTCGGGACAAGAGGAAAGATAAGACTGGGTCGTCTTTTGGCACCTCATGAAGCTTCAATGAGTTTTTCCAGAGCGATCGAACTTCTTTGGCAGGAGGGCGAGCGTTGCTCATCTTCTTGGCTTTCTCTGGGGTGACCACATCCAAGTGCTTGGCCGACTCAAACCACTCTCTGGTTTTGTCTTTGTCTCCATCGCTCGCTTCCTTAAAGCTCTTTCCGCAGATGCTATAGCAAACGAGGTCAACACCAGAGCCCCCGTGTCCACACTTGTGACACTTCCATCCAAGGTCATCTCGTCTGAACCCTATTGGTCCGCGTTTATCTGTGCTGCCTCTTTGTTCTGCGCCGCAGTATGGGCACGGGCCACAAGACCCGCTCCTTCCTGCGCTCATGCCTATGTTTTTGGCAATTCCTGATACTGCTATAGATTCTACTTTTTTTAGCCACACTGTTGTTTCTCCGTGGTGTTTTGGGTGTTTAGGAAGCCTTTATCTGATACCTCACCTGCTGTTGGTCGGTAATGAGTATTGACATGGAGATTCCAGTTTCCTTGCCTACTCTTGCTGCATACCGGACCAGGGTGTCAACTGTTGCTGGTGGACGCCTTCCGTTCAGTACGCCCCACAGGTGGGTATGCCCACACCCCATGACTGTAGCGCACTCGCGGTAGCTCCCGCCGACCTCGTCAAACAAGGCCTGAAGTGCTTTGGTTGTGTCGATTACAAGTTTTGTTTTCATCCTGTCCTCCATTGGTGTTGTCACCGTAGGCCACACATAGGCTCGTGTCAATGAACAGGAACACAACATATTGTTCCAACATTTTGCGGGCGTGATTGTCTGAGCTTTGCTATGATGTCAAAGGTATAATAGTTTAACCATGTGGTGATTTAAATGACGCTAAAAGTAAGTAGCTATGGTTCTTCTGGTGGGTTGAGATACAAGATCGCTTATGAGGACGCCTGTGCAGAAGGTGCGGAGATCGACGCACTGGGCTCGGCGGGGACCATCAGGTCGGTTGTGATTTGGAACAAGCACAGTGGCACTGTTTATTTCAAGCTGAAGACTACGAGCGGCGCTTGGGTATCAGGTACCACTGATCCAGACTACCAGTGGCGGATGCCAGCCACCACATCGAGGAAATTTGACTTCCCAGACGGCATCCCATTCAGCCAGCTAACGTTTTGGTGTAATGCCAGTTCTGCGTCGTCAGCCACAGATGCTCCTGGCGGGGTTGTTGATGTTACATTTGTTTGCTCATAGGATTTCGTTATGGCTTTGACCACAAGTATTGTCTCCGACCCTCTTTTCACTACGATTTCAACAGACTCAACGGCTGACCTTACCGTTGAAGCTTTCAACGATGCCGACACAACCGTCTACGCTATTGAGATTACAAACCCAAATGCTGATGGCGTTTGGGTGAGAATCAACTGGGCGGGTAGCGGGAACACCCTCACCACCACCCAATACGACAACGTATTTTACTGCGGGCCAAACTCAACATGCTCTATCTACGCTGGTGGAGGGTACGCAATCGGAGCGGGTGTTGAGGTCTGGTGCTCGACGCAGCCTGGAGTCCACAGTGTCGCCGGTGTTACGGTGACTGCCCCAGGAAAACCCGTAACCATTAAGATGGCGTTCAAGGACACATGATCACCGAGACTTCCTCAGGTCTTCATATGTAGCCTCAGGCAATCGCTTACAGCTTTTCAGTTCACAGCTTTTGGGCGTCCAGTCGACCATGTAGTAGATGACCAGAGGGTCATGCCACGTTGGCTTGTGTGACCTGATGATCATGGTCGCATCGAGCCCAACGCACTTTATAACCGCCCTACAGTCGTAGAACCCGTTCGATGCCTGGACCGTCCACTGTTTGTCCTCCACGGTTTCACTGAAGATTCTGTAACGGTACGAGCCGCTATCAAAGTCTTGAGCCAAAGCCATGCCTATAAGTATGGTCAGTAGTATCATGTTGTTTCTCCTTTCTTTAGTCCGTAGTTGTCCCTCGCCCAGCCGTCGCCCTTGAGGTTGAAGCTGGTGAGCGCTGGTTTCTTCTTCATTTGCTTCTTGCACACTGTGCAGTCTGGCCACTTGTCGGCAAAGCTTTGAAGCACCTCAGCGCACCTTCCGCAAGCGTTGCATTCAAATATGTAAAGTGGCATGGATTCTCCTAAAAAGTGGGGGATGGGGGGACTTGAACCCCCACAGCCATTGGCCAACGAGAAGTATTCCACACCAAGGTGTACACCCTTGGCTGCCTACCTGAGTGTATACCCTACAGGTCGCCGGTCATTCATTTCGCCGCGTCTACTCTATTCCGCCACATCCCCGATAGTTTAGAACGGTATCTCGTCATCGCTAACAGTTGGGCTTTGCTGTGGCCTGCTCTGCTGCGGGGCTGTTCCGTTCTCTGGACGAGACATAAACTCAACGCGGTCTGCGAGAACCTCTGTGCTCTTGCGTTGATTCCCATCCTTGTCTTCGTACTGGCGTGTACGAATCTTACCTTCGACGGCAACCTTTGAGCCTTTGTCGAGGAACTGAGCACAGTTCTCCGCTTGCTTGCCGAAGACAACAACAGTGTGCCACTCAGCGTGGTCCTTGTACTGGTCGCCGTCCTTGACGCGCTCGTTGGTTGCAATCCGAAGATTGGTAATGGCCATACCAGAGTTGGCCTTCCTAAGCTCAGGCTTCTGGCCCAAGTTTCCTGTCAAGATGACTTTGTTCATCTCTTCTCCTTTGTTGTTAAGTATTCGGGCGCGTGCCCGTGTATGGACTCTTGAACGATGCCACGTATGTCATCGATAAGAAGTTCAACTGTATGCTCACGAAACGTGCATCCTGTGCACTTTCGCCTTCGAACGATAAAATCTTGGGTGTACCACCCGACTGCCTTCTCCCCGTGGCTTAGTGACCAGCCTCTCCCTGGCTTGGAGACGCTTCGAGAAGTCAGCACCATGGTCTTTGCTCCACATTTTGGACACATCATCTTTGTTTCCGCCGCTAAAATTCTTGTACATTGCAACCCAGCTTCGTGTAGAACTCAGCCCGCTTCTTGTGTGCGTACCATGACGCCTGAGTGTTATCGACCAAGTCCACCACAATAGGTTTCTTCTTGTTCTCCGCTGCGCGCATGATTCTACCAATGCGCTGCTGGATGCGGCCCATTGCTTTTGTCGGCGTCGTGAGGACAACAGTGTCCAGACCCGGCAAGTCCAAGCCCTCGTCAGCCACAGTGGTAGCAAAGATTGCTTTCAACTCCCTGTTGTCAGCGGCGGCGAGAACCTCGGCCCTCTGATTCTTGGTCATCTTCCCGACGAGAGCGGCAGCGCTCATGCCCCGATTGGCCACATTCTCTGCCATGTCGATGCAGTGCTGTACCCTGTCTGACAGGACAAGAACCTGCCTGCCATCCATGACAAACGATTCAACTATCTCCAGTATCTGTTCGTTCCTTTCCTCATCGCCGCACATGCTGGTGACCAGCTTTGGCCAATCCATCTGGCCCGCTGGCGTCCAGCTTGTCTTCGTAAAGTGAATGTCTGGCTCCATGACGCGACCCTTCTCGATTAGCTCCCTGGTTGTGATTTGGAACAACTCTTTGCCGAAGTGCCACCCAAGCATTGCGCCAAGGCCGTCGGGTCTGTCTGGCGTAGCTGTGAGCCCAATCCGCACCTTGGCTGGCATGGACATCATTACTTTGCTGAACGTGGAGGCAGGCACATGGTGAGCCTCGTCTACAATGCACATCCCAAACTGCTTGCCCCAGTCATGGACCTCTTCCCACCTGCCCTTGGCGAGGGACTGGAACATGGCGATTACAATCTGGCCTGAGTCGTCGCGCTTACCACCACCACATATAGTGACGTTGGGCACCTCACCGTCCGGCGTGCATAGCTGTGCCTCAATGCGCTGCTTCCATTGCTCGGCAAGGTCGCGGGTATGAACAAGAACAACAATCTTTGTGTTGAACTTCGTCATGGCCCCAAGCCCTATCATGGTCTTGCCCGCGCCACACGGCGCCACCACAAGCCCACCACATGGTGTGATGGCACGCCCATCGTCACTCTTGATGATGTTATCAACAGCCTCTTTCTGATACGGTCGCAGGCTCACCCCTGGTGATAAACGCAGCAGTCCCAACTTCGACCCATGAGGATACGATGTGACGGTGTGGGTGGCGACATCAACTTCCTCGCGCAACTGAATGCCCCTCGGCACCATGAGCCCAAGGCCCCAATCGTGGCGCAAAGGAATCATCTGGCATGCGTACACCTTCTCGTCAGGAACCTCGACCCACTTCCCCTTCTTTCGGAGAGACATCGCCTGGCTGAACTGCGGGTTCGGGCAAGTGTACTTTGCACGAAGCTCATCTATGTACGGTGAGCCTGGTGGTAAAAACCACCCACCGCCGAGTACGCACCTAAGGTCTGTCATGTTGTTTCTCCTAACACTATATATAGTGCTGTTGGTTGTGGTGTAAGTAAAAGGTTGAGGCATCTGTTCGACCACCGACATGCCTCCCTGCTCGGTGTTTTGAGGGCAGCAATGAGAAAACGCCCCTGGTCTATTTACTTATCCGACCACTTGCTCCTGAAGTGGGATGTGGTTTGTGAAGAAAGTTGAAAAAAGTTGAGGCATCTATTCCTCGCCGCCGATGACTGTGCCGCAGAACCATATCTCTTCGTCGGCATCCCATTCGAGCATCCTCTCTGACGGGTAAGCCTCTGTTGGCTTCAGGTACACGCCAGTGCTACCCATCGAGATTTCAGCCATGTAGACTTCTTCCCGCCCATCTTTGTGAATCTCCTTGATGTAGGCTCTTTCTTCGACAGGCTCCTCGTCACCTTCCTCACCAGCATCGCCAGAGAAGTCGGTCATGTCTGGCCACGGTAGGTCATCGTCCACCTCGTCAGCGGTCCCACTGAGTCGAGGCAGGCCATCCGCCACAGACGCAGGCTCATCAGCCACCGGCTCGGTGAACACATCGTCTGGCTCATCCTCTTCCTTCTTGCGAAGCACTGTCTCTGGCTGCTCTGGCTCCTCCCATCCTTCTGGTGGATGCCAGCCAACGTGAGGTATGCCATCGATGCGCCGTGTCTTCTTGCCCCAGCCCATGTTCTTCATGGTTGCCCCGACGGAAAGTTTGGCCTTGTGGGGCATCTCTGGCTCAGACTTGGGAACATCGATACCGTTACCAATGAAGTCATAGCTCGCCATAGCTACCTCATATGAACTGATGCCGGGGTATAGGCCCATGCTTGAGATGCGCGCAGCAAGCTCGTCGTCTGGCTTGACGCCGCTCTGCTTCTTTTTTGGCTTTGGCTTCTCTTCGACCACCACATCTTCAGCGATATCATCAGACCAGTCATCGAACACATCATCGACACCGCTCGCATCAATGGCGATATCCACTGGCTCGCTCACCTCGTTTGGTGTGCTGGCATCGAAGAACCCCTCTGGCGGGTACCACCTGTAGGCTCGGGTGCCGCTGGTCATCTGGCGACGGCGGTCCCACCCAAGCATCCTGAGGGCGACACCGAGTCCCTGCTCAACCGTTCGATACGAATGCGATGCAGGGTCGTACAGTTGGAACCTGTCGATGATGTCTTTAATCTCTGCACCAAGCTCGTCCGGCGTTAGCTTGCCTTCAATCTCTCCCGCAAGCTCTGCGCCAATCACATCAAAGTTTGGCCCAGACTTCTGTCGCTTTCCATCGGACACTACTGATGTCGCGGCAGCGAGTAGACCCATCTCTACCTCTTCAAAGGTCAGGTCTTTGCTGTACCTTCCAGCCATGTAGACCATGACGTTTGCGATAGACCGCTTTGTTGCCTTGGTTGGCCCATCCACTAAGGACTTTCCCTCCGTGTGGCTGAACCTTCCAGCCAGATTCTCGTCGTGTTTGGCGGCAAGATAGACGCTGTGGACACCCACAGCACTCTTGATTCCATCCATCAGTTTTTCACTTGGCATTGCGACACCTCCCCGTGTGCTTCTGTTGAGTGCCACAGCAAGGCCTAAGAACGTATGTGTTCATGTTGTTTCTCCTGTGGCGTCAGTGTACTCTACCACGAACACGCCGTGGCAGCAATCATATTCGATTAGTTTGCTGGCTTGTCTTCGCGAGAAGTATCAAGAGCCAGGCGTGCAAACTCCCAGGCGCCAAGGTCCATGTCCGCGTGCCTGTAGGTGTTCACCTCTACAGCGAACTTCAACTGCTCAACAGCGTGAGTGATGGCGAACAGCGCATGCCACAGAAGCTCCGCGTTCTCGGGGTCAACCTTTGGTAGTGGCTTTCCAGCCTTTCTTTTAATCTCTGGCATTGATGCCTCCTTCGATTTGAGCGCGGATAATGCGCTCGCTTGTTGTTTCCTCAGCCTCTTCAACAACGACCACTGTGGCCGCGTGATGTCTGATTTTCTTCTCCTTGCATTCTTCATCGCAGTGGATGCAGTACGCCTCGTCTGTGTCGGTATTGGCGCGGTCTGCGTCCATTGTAGCCTCCTCACACATCGTGCAAGTAAAGCCGTGGTAGTCCACACAGAACGCGCACCACGACTCACCGCTCACCAGCATCGTCAGTTTGCCCTCATCTTCAACCTTCTCGTCGCAAGTAGGGTGCTCGCATGGGAAGGTCTCGGGTGGACACTTGCATTCCTCGGTGCCACTCAGGTGGTAGTGGTGCCCACACTCAGGACACTTGCGCCTGTACGCGCCCCAGTCGTCAGGTACATTGCTCATCGTGAATACCTCGGCACTGTGAACATGAGGCCATCATCTGTCTCCTCAACATCCCAGTCACTGTAAGAGCTTCTGCCGTTTTGTTTTATGATCTCAGCGCCGATCGTGTATATCCCCCTTAGGTTTTTCATTCCCGGTCTTGGGCCAAAGTTCATGCCCCAGTCCTCGCAGCCCTCTTCAAGCATACTTCTCGCCTCATCAGCAGTGCGCTCACCTGCCCCAAGGGTTAGGTAGTTCTCATAGAGTTGTTGGTTTAAGTGGTCGTATGAGCCCATGTTCCTGTGGGCCAGCCACGCTGTAACTGTACCCTTGGGAAGGTCGAACACCTTGGCGGCTACCTTTGTACCAACGAGCTTCGCGTAGTCGGATACGAATGGCTTGAGCGCCATCTCTCCAGCGGCTGCTGTCATGGCGCGGTGGTACCCTATGCTTGTTGCGCCAGCAGCGAAGTAGCTCTCGCCGCCATACTGATGCAACGGGCCTGAGATGAGGTCCAAGACTATCCCGTGAGCAACAACGAATGTCATAGTCACAAATGGTGTGCCGTGCTGCTTGCCGTTCTTGCTGTGATACCCAAGCAGGCCACCACTAAGTATGCCCATCACCGCATCAAGGTCTTTAATCTTGCTGCCGTGAGATGGAATCCTTCCAGCCTTTATTGCATCGGTGGCCTCTTCCTGAATCATTCTTGACATCAAGCATTCTCGCAGCACCTCCATTCTTGACACGCAGGTGCCAAGGTAGCTGATTTTTCCATCGCGTGTGACAGCGTGCCTCTTGAGCATGTCTTGGTGGCGCGGGTGTGACGGGTCGTGCTTGACCTCACTCCATTCTTTGAGCAGGTGCTTCTCGCCAATGTCTACGAGCCTCCTTGGTTCAAATGGGCCGTTGAACATCATGCGTGCAGCAATCGGGTGACCCATTCTCCTGAACTCTGCCGCATACTTTTTCCGTAGGCTGCGAGGGAGCTTTGATACAACCTTACCGTTCGCTCGCTTATACTCTCGCCCCTTCAGCATAGTGACGGAAAGGATGAGCGGCTGGCTCTTGTCTGCGTTGTTGATGACGTTGACCAGCGTGTTGATGTTTGGCATGGACAGTCCACCACAGAAGTCTACGTGCGCCATGTTGTACTTCACGTTGGGGTTCTTGACGACTGCGCCCAGCTTGCCGTGCATGACCTGCATGCTCGGAAACCTCTCGCGGCACTTCTCTACACTGTCTTTCTCCATGTCTACAGCCACAATCTTGTCGTGGTCTATGCCCCAACCATCCAGCGCAGACAGGTCACCGCCATCGCCAGCGAGCACGAGGATGCCCTCGTTCTTCATATCGAGCCAGTTGGCGAAGTAGAACATCTGGTGCCACATCCGCAGTCTGGTGATTTTCTTGCCGGGGCTGTCGCCCTTATATGTGCTGCTCATGGTGTTCCTCTTGTTGTGATGTATCGTAACCTTGGCGGGCTACACGCTACGGACAGATTATGACCGGGTGTTCATTCTTCTTCGCAATGGTGCTGGAGCATGTCGGCGATGGCTCGCTTGTCATAGGCAGCATCAAAGATAAAGCCGGAACGATGGGAAAGGACAAAGCCAGAGAGAATCGTCAATGCCGCAGCGGAAGGGCCAAGCGGATGATTCAGGTCGATGACCAGTGAGTCCATACGGACTGGCATACTGGTGCCCCTATCATCCACTACGAGGCAATGGGTTTCGTGCTCATCGCCCCATGGTCTGACAGTCAGGCACATGTTGTCCCTGATGTTGAAGCCCGGTGGCTCCCTGCCTGGCACGAACCGCACGGGTGTGCCGACAACCAAGTCCAGCTTATCAACTGTGGGGATGTGGTTAATCCAGTTCTCTTCTTCCATCACGCGCCTTCCTTCTTCAGTTTGAGTTCAACCACATCGCCGTCCTTTGCCTTGATGATTTTGATGCACACTGCGTGCATGAGGTCTTGCGTTCCTCCCACGTTTGCCATCGTGCGAACCATTACGTCAGTACGCAGGCGCTTGAATGCTTTGTCTGATATGTCCAGTGTGACTGTCGGCATCACTCCCCCTTCGGCAGCACGAACTTGCCGTCCACGAACCTGACGAGCCCGTGCTTCACCGCTGACTGGAGGGTGACATAGTGGTCATCGCCCTCCTTGAAGTTGGGTACCCAGCGGATGTCGAAGGTGAAGTCATCGTCCTCTTTCTCGTCCGTTGTGTACCAGTAGGTGAGCGGGCAGTGCGCCTCGCCGTTCTTGTAGGCATGGTAAATCTCCACGTTCAGGCCAAGCTTGTTGTCGAAGTCTCGACGGTCATTCTCTGGTGCCGCATCACAGTGCTGTTGGACTTGTTCCTCTGTGCATTGCGTGCGAACCTCGAAGGCTACCTCTGGCTCGACGTATTTATTTACCCACGGCATCACTCATCTCCTTTCCTTCGGCTTTGTCTTTCAGCCACTCCTCGCAGCAGTAGCACTTGCGGCATCGGCACATCGCGCCCGTTGCTACCCGCACTTGGCGTTGTCTTTCACGGGTAGATTTCATTAGGTAACCGTCGTCCCAAAGTCCATTGGTGTCGTTAGGTTTCATCACTCACCCCCAATCTGCTTGCGGCTACCACTGCTGCCGACACCAGCACTCAGGCTGACGTTGCGACCAGCGGAGTACCCCGCACCGTTGTGCCCATAGCTGCTGTTGGTTCCAGAGCGGAAGGAGTAGTTCTCGTTGACCCACTCATCCACTGCCTGCTTGCGACTGCGAACGAGTGCGAAGCCCTCTGCGTTCTCGGCTTGGGTGTCCTTGCGAATCTCTTCCAGCTTGGTGCTAAGGCCTGCGACGGCGCTGCGACGGAAGTTGTTGCCCATCATCTTCTTGCCGCCACGCCAGTCGCTATCGATGTTGTTGACGTAGCGTCGAGCCTCGCTCTCAATCTGCCGCTCGCAGATGTCGTACAGATACTGGAGCAGTTCGATGTCGGTGCGGTGACCGTACATGCTGATGAACTGACCAATCCCCTTGATGGATGAATAGGCAACAGTGCAGTTGCAGTGCTCGCCCAGCACAGATGCCAGGCTACGGCGCCAGACACTGACGCGAACCTTCATGTCCTGCTTCTCCATGGGGTCATGCTCGACACCCTTGGTCAAGTCAATGCTCGCCATCTCGATAGCGTGCGCTGCCATCATCCTGCTCGCCAACCGTGCAGCAGTCTCACCTTCCGGTGTGCCTTCTTGGTCTTGTGACAGACGCAGGAGCTTCTCAATCTTGGCAATAATGGGATTCATGATGCACCTCGTTCAGCAGTGTAGGCAGTGGCAATGGTTGTCTGCTCGGCGACCGTGAGCTTGGCCCACCAGTGCCCAGCCTTGTCGTCGTTGTCCAGGTCAAGACGACCGTCCGGTGTCTCAACAGTACCGTTGGAGCCGTCGCCACCAAGCGGTGTTGGGTTCGTGGCAGCGTTGAGGATGTCCCACAGCTTGCGGTACAGGTCAGGCCCGATACCACTCAGGCATTCGGCCACCTCGTCAGCGGTCCAGTACTCGAGTCCGTCTGGCATCTTCATCACTTCGTTCCAATGGCGATGAGCGCCAGTTCGATTTCATCAGCGGATTGGTAAGGGCCGCGTGCCTTCAGTTCAGTCAGTGCGTTCTTTGCTGCCTGCCTGCATGAGTAGGCACGGCTTCGACCGTGAGCCCAGACCAAACGGCTCAGCCCCTTCGTTGTTTTGATTTGTGGATATGTTTGGTACATTCGCATCACTCACCTCCTACAGGGTTCATGGCTTCGGTTGCTGCTTCCAGCAGGTCATTGGTTTCTTCGTAGCCGGGCGCATCAGTCGTCCCGCCCGCAGTCCTCGCGGTCGTACACTTCACGCAGTTGCATGGTGTGCATGGTTGCTCGGGCTCAGCACTGGCTTTGGCGATTGCTTCGCGTGCCCCGGCGTGGATGCTCTTGAACATTCCTGATGGTGCTATATCATCCAGCTTCAAGCAGTCCTTAAGCGCAGCCAGCAGCACCTTGTTCTTCGCCTTCAAGGTCGAGCGCTCTGCCACGAGCAACTCAATGTATCCGTCACGGTAGTCCATCACTCACCTCCCTTCTGCTTCTGCAGCCAGGCTGGGAACGCTATCCCCGTGGCCATGCATGCTCGCTCTGCCGCCTCGTAGCGTTGGTTCTGGTGGACTTCTCCATGGAACTCAGCGGTGTCGAGGATTGCCTGGATGAGTGGCTCGATTAAAGCAAACCTGACGGTGAGTGGGACAACTCCGTCATGGAGAATGCCTTGAAGTGGGTATCCCATTGCTTACCTCCCCTCTTCTGAGCACTGGTTCATGAAGGCATCAAGCTCAGGCTGTGTGCAACTGTCAGGCCTGAAGCCAGCCCGCAGCATCTGTGTTGACGAGAGCTTGATGAATGATTCCTCGGACCCAGTGGTAGGCCACCGCTCCGCCTCATCGTAGACTTCCTTGGCTCGGTTCAGAACCTCACGGTCTGTGTCGCCGCCAAGCACCGCGATACCTTCCCGGTCAACGAACTTCTCAAAGCGCTCAATCATATCGCCCAGCGCGAGCAACACTTTGTCCTCGCCCTTCTCTTCACGGGGGAATGTGCGAGCATTCTTGGCAGCACCGTACAGAGAGGCAAGCTCCCATACTCCGATGTCCCACGCTGCAAGGTTGTACGTGTCGAGTTGGCACAAGTGGTTCCACAGGTTGTGGACCGCATCGGCCAGCTTATCCAGATAATCAGGAGAGTCATACACCCGGCACGGAAGCTCCGCTTGGATGAGAATCTTGATGATGTAGGCAGTGCGGGCTTCAAGCTCGCTGTGCCGCTCCAGGTTCTTAAGCGCATGAGTAGTTGAGTCAGACATAGTGTTTGTTTCCTTCATCCGTAGATGACTTGGCCAAAGCAGGCCTGTTGAACAATAGCGTCAGCAATATCCGAACCGACATCGCTTGAATCACCATTGAAGACAAGCCGGTCGATTGCCGACATGTAGTAGTTATTGAGCTTTCGCTCAGTGAATAGACCCACCACTGCACGCTCAAGGGATGCACGAGTGAGGGTCTTCTTAATGCGGATACGTTCACCGTTATCCATCTTGGTCTTCATACTATCGACGACGACATATCCTCGGCTCGTCTTCTCAAGAGAGCGGGCCCAGTATGTAATACCGTATCCTGCCATCTCTATGATGCCGTGGAAGTCTTCCTCGATAAGGTCGAACTTGAGTTTGATTGTAGCCATAGTGGGTGTTGTTTCCTTATCTGAATAATGGCGAGCGGTTCCCAGTGGTATGCTCGACCTGACTTGTGATTGGCGTTGAAGGTGTCCTGTTGGTCACTATAAGGTAACCTATATCGAATAACTCTGCAAGTTCTTTCTGTCGAAAAGGTTGTTTGTCCAGTGCTATTGGACAGGTGGCCCTACAGGGGGACGGGGTAAAAGTGGAGCTTGAACCTATGCTTTCTCTACTGTCCTTCTTGTCCCTACCTTCTTCTATAAAAGGGTAAAGAGTAAAGGGAATATATAGAGATAGCATAATAATAGTGTGTACCAATAGGGTTATATAGGGGGGAGTAGGGACAGAGGGACAGGTAGGGACAGGCTACTCCGTGGGCTTTGTGTAGATGATGGGCTCTATGATGCCCGTGGGATGACAAAGGAGGTAGAGTGTTACTCCCTCTGGCTTCCAATGCTTTGTCAGAAGGACGCACCAAGAGTGCAGGATGTCAATGGTGTACCGCTTGATGCCTGTAGAGCCTCTGAGCCAGTTGTAGATGGGAGGAGCACCCTCGCCCAAGACAGAGGCGAAAGACTCCAGAGAGTCCTTGCGGTTGAGTTGTGACTGTATCTCGCGATAGAGTACGAATAGGCGAAGGCCACATGCCTGAATCTCGGACTTGATGAATGAACCACTCAGATGACCATCCACCTCACGGTAGAACTGCTCAAGCTCACGATGGTTGTGAGAGCGGAGAGATGCATCTGAACACTCCATCCTGCGATGAAGGCGATGCCAGTGTCTTGCGTCTGGATAGTTTTCGCTCATTGGATTCCTTATTCGATTATGAAGGTTTTTCGGGTATTCGCTCACAACAAGTGATGCCTTGGATTGACCCTTACGATTTTGGAGGGGGAGAAGTAGTGCGTGCCGTCTGTTCAAATGCGGCCCCTTCCACCATGGTTGCCGGTGCCGTCAGTGCGGCCAAAAGTGTAGCTTTAACCTGCGATATGCTCAGTCGCGATAGAATCAAAAGGGCCGGGAACCCGAAAGTTGCCTCCAAGAAAACTGTGTCAACCACCCGTTCACTCCGTAGACTACTACGGCACAAGCGAAAGGTCAAGTGATTCTTTGGCCCGGTGCCTCCAGGGTGTGAGTGTGGGGTGCGCCTCCCCCGTTCTCGCGACAGGCCACACCCATATTCGGGCGCGCGCGCGTGTGTGTGTGCATGCTGATAGGGCGGGCCTCGACCCGACTCACGTTGTGAGCCGGATGAGGGTGAGGACGAAAGCGTAGACCATGGCTAGATATATGACCGTTCCTATTAGTTGCTCGTGCAGCGGTATCATTTGGCACCCGGCCCATGGTCAGGAAAGCCGATAACCGGGCCAGCTTTGGAGCCGTCGCAGAGTCGGCAGGTGTTGCAGGTGACAATCTCGGGTTGAAGCATTGCCGGGCATACTACACCCTTGTGGCCGTCCGGTGTTTCGAATACGCGCGCGGTATGGTCGTGAGGTAGTACAACGGTAGCCCGCCATCCGTCTGCTATGGCTTGGTCAGCTTGTGCGAGCGTATCGCACGAAGCCATGATGCTACCCTTCCAGCGTCTTGACTTGTCAAGGGCCCAGCCGTGGGTGTATCCGATAAGGGCGAGGCCTTCGCGCTTCACGGCTTCGCGGATGTATGCGCCATCGAGTGGCGACAGCCCAGCCGGGTCACCGATTGAACCGAGCCGGACCATCTTAGCCGCCTTGGATGCCGTCGCCAGTGCTCCGCGCAGGGTGTAGTTTTTGCCCTTGGCGTGGGCCTTGGTCATAGCGATGTGGGCGAATGAGGGTGTGCCGCTTTGCGCGTAGCATATCGGGTTACCGTCGCCCCCTTGTCCCCCGTGCTTTTTGTGCAGTAGTGGACAGCCAACGTCCCGGCATGACTGGAGCGATTCTGCACGGGTGCCGCCTATCCATATCGTGGGGACGTTGCCGGTTTTTTTGTTGTTGGATGTCGCTGTGCACAAGTATTCCACGGGGTAGCTCCAAGGGTGTTTGTTTCTTGTTATTAAGATAACCTAATAACTTTAACCGGTCAAGGCCTTTTAATCGATTATTTTAATGGGGGCGGTGTCGAGCCTGCCCAGTGCCGCGCGCGCGCGTGTGGGCCCACACTCGTGATAGGGCGCGCCGCAAACGGGGCGAGGGCCGAAGCCCCCGCCCCCGCGACACACTCAGACTTGCCGCATAAGCTTGACAAGGTCTGGACGGAAGTGCGCCACGATTGACATAAAGTCGGTGAACCGTTCACCATTCATAGCCACACTGTGGCACTTGATAGAAGCGGGCCCCATAAGGTTCAAGCTCCGGTACTCTGGAGCGCCAACGGGTCGAGGTATCACCTTGTTGAGCAACGCCACGACGTTGCTGATTGACTGCGTCGGGTTGTTCGCACGCTTGCTGGCCTGCGCTTGCGCTTGCTGTACCGTCTTGTGGAACTTGCGTTGCTGTTCTGCTGCGTGGTCAACGTTGCCGGTGTGGATTGGCTGGCCCTTGTCGTCGAGGGTAAACCAGGACTTGACTTGCTCGCCCACGATTTGCAGCGCCCAAGAGTCACGCACTGACACGATTTGCATAATGCTCGAACCGTTTTTACCCCGCGCCACGATGTGCTTGACCTTGGCGCCGCCTTGACTTGTCCCGCTCTGTCGGGCCTTGACCCTATCAACAAGTACGGTGAGCGCCTCGGATGCGAGGGTTGCCCCGATGCCGTAAGGGTCAAGTAGGTGGGCCGCTGTCAATGCGGTGACCGCGTCAAGCCGTTGGGCGTCAAGCTCAATGGTGCGAGGTATCGCGCCGGTCGTTGCCTGGAGTTGCCGAGTCTTGACCGACTGGTCTGTCTTGGATTCATGGCCAATGAGATAAAAGAACTGGCCGCCTGTCGTCGTACTGATTGCATTGAAATGATGCATTTTGTTTCTCCGTCTGAAACGTGTCCTTGATTGGACATTATTAATGTAACCCACGTTCACTATCAAGTCAACACTTTATTGCGGGTTTCTTTCGCATACCTCACCCGAGGCCGCGCGCGCGCGTGTGAACCCTCACGAGTGATAGGGCGCGCAGAAAATGGGCGCCGGACCCGAAGGCCCGACGCCCTGCCCCTTCTCTACTTGTTGCAGGGCTGTGGTTGCTCAGGGGTTGCGAGCATCTTTGCAGTCCTGCGAATCGCTGCAAGCTCAACCGTTGCATCGTTCAGCTTCTCGCCAAGCTCATCCATCCGTGCCATGAGTGCCTTGATTGCATCGGTGTCGGTTGGCACGCATCCGAAGATACGCGAGCCCATCAACTCCGGGTGGAACTTGCACAGTGCGCTGAGGATGGTGTCAACCTCGTCAACGTCAAGGTGTTCAAGGTCGCCGACATCAAGGTCTACGCATACCTCGAAGTCATCGCTGCTGAGGTCTACGCTTCCGTCCATTGTTTCCCCACCGATATCGATGGTGTATTCAATGTCGCAACTGGAGAGTGTTCCGGTCTTCTCAAGGTGAAGGATTGTTGTGAAGTCTGAGATGTTTGTATCTGGGGTGAATCCCATAATGATTTCCGTCTGAAGGGGTTGTTTGTCCTTATGGACATTATTAATGTAACCTGTGTGGTCTTGAAAGTCAACACCTTTCTGTGTGTTTATTTGCGCGTGCCGGTGACCACCCAAACCAGCGAGGCGCGCGCGCGTGTGAACCCATACAAGTGATAGGGCGCGCCACGAAAGGGCGAGGGCCGAAGCCCCCGCCCCGCCTGCTACACCATTTCGAGGACGAGCAGCCACGATGGGCACCCTTC